TTAAGGATGGAATATTGAAAGTCAAAGGTGAAATGCCAGCTGATGAACGTGAATTTGCGTATAAAGGTATATCGTCCCGCAAATTTGAGAAGAGCTTCCGCCTCTCAGAATTTGTCGTAATAGACGGTGCTGATCTTAGAGATGGAATACTTGTAGTGTATGCTAGAGTTGAACTCCCTAAAGAGAAGCGTCCTAGGAAGATCGAAATAGGGTCTGCTGGGGCATCAACAAAGAAAGAATTTCTACAAGAGTAGGAGTTCTCAATTAGCGAAAACTCAGTAGATAGTTGAAACACTTTTTACTGGAGATAAATAATGACGAAGATTATAACTTATGTTCATGATCATTCAATTTATGATATCGCTAAGACCTTTTGTGAGATTATGGAACCTGTACTGATTTTTGCCGTGTGTCTGGGAACAGCACCAGCATTAATCTGGTTAGCCCAAATGTCATATTAGGTTAAAGCATGATCGAGGGAGGGAGGTAAAACTCCCTCTCATTTTATGAAAAAAGTCCTTTACATTATATGAAAACTGTGTTATAATATTACTCTACATTATGGAAATTTGCCTATGAATTTTTACACTAACGTTACTCGATATGGAAATATGATTCTATATCGTGGTTATGAAAACGGTAAAAAAGTAAGTCATAAAATTAAATACGCTCCCACTCTTTTTGTTTCAACACCAAAAGGTGATTGGACATCTTTGTCTGGAGATAAATGTGCACCTATTAAATTTGATACTATGCGTGAAGCTAAGGAATGGGTTCAGCAAAATAAAGAAGTTGCTGGGCGTAAAATCTTTGGTAATACGCGTTATATATCTGCTTTTATTAATGAATACTTCCCAGGGACTATCAAATTTGATCGTAATCTAATTAACGTCACTACAATCGATATTGAGGTTGCTTCTGACGACGGCTTTCCTGAACCACAGGAAGCATCAAAAGAAATCACTGCTATTTGTCTTAAAAATAATATTGATAATACATATTATGTTTTTGGCGTTGGTGATTATGATGTAAACAAATCTCTTATGAAAACTAATCGAGTTGTTTACATTAAATGTTTAAACGAAGCTATGTTGCTTCAAAAGTTTCTTGACCATTGGTCTACACCATCGCATACACCGGATGTAATTACCGGTTGGAATTCAAGGTTCTTTGATATTCCTTATCTTGTAAATCGTATTAATCGTCTTATTCCTGGTGCCGAAAAGAAGTTATCTCCATGGGGAATGGTCGATGAAAGACTTATAAATTCAGTTCGTGGAAAACAACAAACATATGAAATTGGTGGTATTGAACACCTTGACTACCTCGAACTATTTAAAAAGTTTGGTTACTCTTATGGACCACAAGAATCATATTCACTTAATCATATCTCTCATGTTGTACTTGGCGAAAAGAAACTTTCCTATGAAGAACACGGAGATTTATTTAGTTTATACAAATTCGATTACCAAAAGTTTATTGATTATAATATCAAGGACGTTGAATTGGTTGATCGTATTGAAGATAAATCTGGTCTTATTACACTTGCAATGACTATAGGTTACAAGGGTGGTGTTAATTATGGTGATACCTTTGGTACTACTGCGATATGGGACACTATCATTTATCGTGATCTATATGCTAATAAAATTGCAATTCCATTTTCAGAAGATAAGATCAAAACACCATATCCTGGTGGTTATGTTAAAGAACCTATTGTTGGATTACATCGAAATGTAGTTTCTTTTGACTTAAATTCACTATATCCTTCGTTAATTATGCAATACAATATGTCTCCAGAAACTATTGCTTCAGGAGAAACAACTCAATTGGATGTAGATTCCATATTGCAAAATCCTAATATTGTAAATAACCAAGGGAAAGCAGTTGCGGCAAATGGCCAATACTTTAATATAAATAAGCTAGGTGTGCTTCCAAAGATTATTAATGATCTTTATAGTGAACGCGTTGATATAAAACAATCAATGTTGAAAGCACAACAAGAGCTACAAAAGGCAGATAAAAATGATAAACAAGACATATATCGAATCGAAAGAGATATCACCATCAATGAGAATAGGCAAATGGCTATTAAGATTCTCCTTAATTCTCTTTATGGCGCTTTGGGCAACAAGTACTTCCGATTCTTTGATCAACGAATTGCCGAAGGAATTACTCTTACCGGACAACTTACTATACGATGGGCTGAAAACGCGGTCAATCAATACCTTAATCGATTGCTCAACACTGCGACCGATTATGTTATCGCAATCGACACAGACAGCGTGTATGTTAGCCTAGATGCTTTAGTACAAAAGTTTAAACCAACAAATGTAACTGATTTCTTGGATGCAGTTTGCAAAGATAAAATCGAACCAGTACTTGCAGAATCATATCAAAATATGTACAATATTCTTGGCGGTATTGAAAACAAAATGGTTATGGGTAGGGAAGTTATTGCTGATGTTGGTATATGGACTGCCAAGAAAAGGTATATCCTTAATGTCCAAGATAACGAAGGTGTTCGTTATGCCGAACCAAAACTTAAAATTATGGGTATTGAGGCTATTAAATCTTCTACACCCATGCCATGTCGTGATGCTTTAAAAGCCATATTCAAAGAAATTGTTTCTGGATCTGAATCGCAAGTACAAAAATCAATTGATCAATTTAAAGCATATTTTAAAACTTTACCACCGGATCAAATTGCGTTTCCACGTGGAATTAGCAAAATTACAGCTTTTAAAGATAATCAAACCATCTACAAAAAAGGTACACCAATTCATGCTCGTGGTGGATTGCTATATAATAAGATGCTTATTGATTTATCATTACAAAAGAAACATCAACAAATTGGAAATGGCGATAAAATTAAATTCGTCTATCTAAAAACACCAAATGTTCTTAAGGAAAATGTAATTAGTTTTCCAGAGTATTTGCCAGAAGAGTTTGGTCTTCACAGGTATATTGATTTTGACCTGCAATTCCAAAAGACTTTTCTAGATGCGATTGACCCAATCCTTGAAGCGATTGGTTGGTCCTCAAAAGAGGTTGCAACTTTAAATGACTTTTTTGCATAAAGTTGTTTACTTTTACTTAAAACTGTGTTATAATATACACTATTGGAGAAAAAAATGAAAAATATACAATTAATAAGATTAACGTCAGGTGAAGAAGTTATTGCCGATGTTGACTTAAATGGAATTGATACAGATACTATTATCCTTAAGGATGCCATAGTTCTTATTCCAGCAGGAGAAGGTAAAATTGGATTTATGCCATTTATGCCATATACTAAAGCAAGTGATGGATTAGAAATAGATATGAAATTTGTTATGTTTATGGTTGAGCCAGTAAGTGATTTAGTTAAACAACACACACAAGCAACATCTGGCATCGTTGTACCAGACAATAAGGTAATATCACAATGAGTAAAGACTGGGTAAAAGATATACACCTAATGCAAGGTAAGTATTTAACTAGGCAGTGGGTAAAAGATAATCCAGAGAAATGGAGAGCTTTTTTAGATTTTAGAATTGATTTCCTAAGAGAAGAATTAGGAGAAACTGAAGCAGCATTAGTTAGTATGGATGCTGAAGAAATAGTTGACGGTCTTATTGATTTATGTGTAGTAGCAATCGGCACACTTGATGCCTTTGGTGTTAATCCATACAAAGCATGGGATGAAGTATTACAAGCCAATATGGCAAAGGAAGTTGGTGAAAAACCATCAAGGCCAAATCCACTTGGTGTTCCTGATTTAGTTAAACCTGATAATTGGAAAGGACCAAGCCATAAAGGAAATCATGGTAAGTTTAACGATATTCAATAATATTTACGATAATAAAACTCATCAAAGAATGGATTATGATTCTTTTGATGAGTTTGAATCTGTATTATTCAAATTATCTGAAAGTACAAAGTATCCAACAAAGAAAGATGCTCCTTTAATTAGTCCAGCAATCTATAAAAAAGATGCTACTCGTTGTAATGATGGAGTTACTGCTTGGGCTGGTTGGTGTGCAGTAGATGTTGATGTTGAAATAAAATCTGAACCCTGGAAAAAATATAAACATATAAAATATAGTACT